AATTGACTTAGTTAATTGATTACTAACACGAGTCAACGCATCTTCAATAGCTAAGATGTCATCTAACTTTCTAAATGTTTTACGAGTTACTTGAACATCTTGCATAACTTCACGTTTTATTTCTAGCTTTCTACCGTCTTTTTCAACTGGTGTTTTAATTTTCCTTAGCTGTTGTAACCGTTCAACTTCTTCATCATTTAGTCCTTTTTCAGCTTCTTTGATACGTTTCATCATTCTAAACTGCCGTACCTTTAATAAGCGAATCTCATCATTCAAAATAAAAAAAGGATCATCATTCAGATTAGAATAGATGTCCTTTTCTTCATCAGATAACATATCGGCAAATATTGTTTCGTATTCGCCAGTTTTAATAGCGTTCTTATTACCAAGTGGTGGCGAGGCTCGGCTATTACCTTTGTTGCCTACTGCGTTCTGATTACCAAATGGAGCGCCTCCTCGATTAGTAACGTTACCTTTGGCATTGGTAACATTACCTTTCAATTCAGCACTCCATTTATCAATCGATTTCCATTTTCTAATTTGAGAATCTGAAACATTTAGTTCATTTGCTAAATCTTTAAGAATCTTTTTACCGTTTGACCTTAACCAAATTTCTTTAGCCTGGTCACGACGTGGATCTCTTTTTCTAGCCATCCATTAACACCACCTCGCATTCATGTTGATAGTTGAGTTTTGTTTTCTATTTTTTCTGAATGGCATTCCATTCATCTTTGATGTACTTCGCTATAAGCTTCCTAAAATTTTCAATTTCATATGATAACTCATCAACTATTTTTAAATAATTGTCTACAGCTTTTTGATAAGAAAACTCAGTCTGATTTACTTCTATGTCTTCTTTAAATACATCCGCTAATCGTCTATTAAATTCTTTTAGCTTTTCTAACTGTTCTAATATTTCATTGTTGGTTAAGTCATCTACAAAGTAAAGAGAGAGTTGATTATATAAGGAAAGCGTAATAGAACTGAATTTATTGTATTCTAAACTTGATTCTTTTTTTTCTTTATGCAAAGAGTTCATTCGATTGATAACTGACATGTTACCACCAAACCCTACTTCTTGAATTTGTTTTTTTTCATTGTTATATGAATCCGACAAAGCTGATATACTTAGTATACAAGTATATAATTTTTGTGAGGCATGACCTAAAGATTCATAGTTATTTATTAATTCTGCTGACAATTCTCTTATCTTGTTTATCCATTCAATACTTGTTTTCGATTGAACATTAGCTCGAATAGTTTTCTTGTTTGTATATACTGTCGATCCTAAAGTTACAAATATCCCAAGTATACTGATTAGAGCTGTAACAGATACCCATTGAAATTCTCCTAGATTATTATAGAATATTGACATAAAAAGACCTCCTTGATAAATTACTTCTTCAATTATCGAGGAATAATTGGATACAGTCAAATTCATACATTATTTTCCTAATGAATCATACATCTTTTAAGTGACTCTCAATTTCAATTAAATCTTTTAAATCTTTAACAGTGTCCAACCGAACTTTACCTTCTTTAAAATTACTTATCCATTGAGCCTTTGCAGCCCTGATAATCTTGTTATTTTCTTCCGCAACCTTTTGCTTTTCTAAAGCTTGTTGAACTTCATAATCAAATGTTTCCATTGTAGAATACCTCGCACTATTATATAATGCTAAAAGACACAGAACTTCCTTTAGAGCATGCATGCCAGCTTCTGTGTCTTCGGGGTATTCGTATCTCGTTGAAGTAGTCGAGTGTTAGCGCACTCGGCTTCTTTTTTTATCGTAAAAAGGAAACGAAAGAGATTGTTTTCGGTTTCTGGTTAAACTTCTTAGCGATCTCAATTGATTTTTTGTTGTACGCTTCAATAAATGGTTCGATACGTTCTTTTGCTTCTTCCCTAGTAATTAGATTACTTCTATATAGGCTTCTAGCGTTTTCCGCTATGCTTTTTAATTCTTTATTTGTCATTACCCTTCACCTCATGCAGAGCATAAACGATTGTTTTTTATTCGTCCAGTCCATTTACGAGATTTTCTAGTTCATCATCTAATGTTTCTAAAACTTCGAAATGTTGATTAATATTTTTCGGATTTCCTTTATAAAAGACTAATACATTTTGGTGCATTCTGGTTACTTTTCTATTGTTCATCAAACGTCTAGCTCTTAGCGAACCCGAACCAACTGCGTTTAACAAAATCATGTCATTGTAGAAATATAAGCCTTCTGTGCTAAATGCTCTCTTAGTCAAACCAGTTAAATCTTGATAAAAGCCTTTTTTATCTCTGACATCAGAAATGGTGACCACTGCGAAGCGATTATCTTTTAGCTTTTTAGCAGAACGTTTTAAAATTTCACTATATACTTCTGCAAATTCTTCATAGGACATATTACTAATGTCTCGTTCATCGTCTGAATAAACTTCAAGGTCTGCATACGGCGGACATGTAAATAACAAATCTTGACTTTCATCTTCAATATGATGGTCTATATTCAAGCTGTCATCACAAATCCAATTAATATCACTTAAACCAATTTCTCGAGCATTAGCATAATTTGCACTTATTTGTTCTGCTCTCAAATCAATACCCGTGTAATTATGCCCAAGAACTTTAGCTACTATTCCACGCACAGAACCACCAGCGAATGGATCAAAAATATTGCTTTCTGTCTTAGGTGTAAACCAACGATACCCTAATTCGCATAGAACAGGGTCAAAAATAGATGTTCCTTCTAGTCCTGGCGCTTGCATGCTAGGATTGAATACCAAGTTATCTTCACGGCCAAGCTCACTCTTGATCCCTAGCTCTTTCCATTGGCGTTTACGATCTAACCAACGCTTAGTTTTTGTATCAAGATAAGAAAATGGCGGAAACAAGAAAGAATCAAATAAACTGGTATTTGCTGGATTTGCCTTTACCCTATCGGCTGTAGTTTCAAATTTGTTCATATCAGCTAACAGCTCATCTAATTCTTCTTGATTGAAGCCTGTTAGAGGTAATTCATCTGTGTTAAGCTCTTCCAATAACTCAACTAATTTATCTTCATCCCACTGGCCAGAAATCTTATTTAAAGCTATGTTTAAAGCTTTTTCTTTTTCGATAGGTAAATCTACAATGGATACTTCAATTTCGCCAATTCCTAAATCTTTTGCTACCGATACACGCTGATGGCCACCAACTAAATTTCCTGTTCTTTTATTAAAAATTGGTGGATCAACAAAGCCAAATTCCAAAATGGATTGTTTAAGCTTCTCATATTCTTCCATGCCCGACTTTAATTCAACCCTTGGATTATATTCAGCAGGGTGTAGTTCTGATAACTTCATCTTTTCAAATTTCATTTCTAATCCCTCATGCTTCGTTTAATATTTTCTTGAATGTTCTTCTCATCAAAATAGCCATGCCCACAATAAACAAGCTTACAATCATCAATTTCCTTTGGTGTGGCTTCTCTCGTCATTTCGACAATAGATGCATTCTTTTTTATCTGCACAGACATTACAACACGCATCGAAACAGTTGAGCGGTTCGACTGTGGATATTTATGTGTTAGCGATACATACCAATAGCTTTTCATATTTTTCTCTCCTAGTTGTTTTATGTACTTGATTCAATAAATCACTTCTTGCTATACTATTTATGGGTAGCAACTCCTTTTTGTAAATAGCAATCAACAAAAATTGTGCACGAATGCTACCTAGCTACTAGATCCCATAGTCTAGTGGCTTTTTTATGTACAAAAAAAGACCACTCATTTTTATTGAGTAGTCTAAAGATTTGTATTAGACTGCCTAGCCAATCTAACACTTATTTAACAATACTAGGTTGCTAGCCACTTTATCCTGTTTCCGCAGGCTGGCTAATTCTGAAAGGAGGTGAACCGATCGTTAAAGTAAGAAACATTTATTGACGATTCTTTTATTTAAGTAGCTATGCTACCTACCGGAACAATAGGACTCGAACCTATACCGACGGTTTTGGAGACCGCTGCTCTACCAGTTAAGCTATATCCCATTAACACTCACAAACCTGTAGAAAAAAGAGAGAGGAATTACACCCCATTTCTTTTAGTTTGAGAACGTCTGATTTGTGAGTGATCATTGCAAACTACATAGCGCTATCTTGACAAGTGCTTTCGGCGTACGTCTACGTGTAAGCTTAATGCCAAGTTTATTGCAATATGCAATATTTGCTACCTAGACTAAACGAGACAGAAAGAACTGGATTTTCCACATCCTTATTCTTTATTTTTTATAGGTAGCCTCAAAAAATAAGCGAAACGGAGCTAAGATAGGTAATGCATGCCTTACCCTCGTCTCCTTATCTTTCGACACTACCATAATAACACCTAAATATTGATAAAAACCGCCAACTTTCCGCCAAAAAACCGCCAAAATTTTATTTATAGGCAATTATTTTTCCATTTCGATAAGCTTCAGCAAATTCAATCAAAGCTTCTGATTTCATGCGTTGAATACTTCTTTCGGAATATCCAACTTCCCTAGCTATCTTGTAATTAGAGTAATGGTCCTGCACACAGAAACTATAATGCAAAATTTGTCTGCTAGTTAGGCTTAATGCCATAAGCGCAGATAAAATTGCGTCTCTTTCTGCTTCTGCATCAGCTAATTGTACCAGTGCATCTTCTGTTTTGTTTCCGTGGCTTTGGCTTTTAGGCATATCTGTAATAATTGGTGATTTTAAATCTATCAAAGAGCGACCAGCCATTCGCTCTAAACGTCTAAAATTCTTCAACACATTTCTGGCATTCGCTTTTGTTTGTCGAAAATCTACTTCTTTTAGCAATTTAATCAAGTGAAATCGCTCCTTTTGTGGTATAATAATAACGACTTTTCCACAAAGTTATCCACACATTATCCACAGCCAGAGCAATCTGGCTTTTTTGTTGGCAGCTTTCTTTACTCATGATAAAATATTTTTATTGTGACCAATGTTTGGGGCAAAGTAACCTCACATATCACAAGCTACCACTTTTCTGGTAAAATATTCTTCTTAGTCAACCAGTGGTCGGTTGGCTTTTTTGTACTTGATTTTTTATAATGGGTTTGGTATAAAAATACTATAAAAAATAAACTTAATATTATTTCTTACAGAACTACCTAGCGGAAACTAGGTAGTTTTTTATACTATCGATTGTAAAAACTAAAATACATTGGTTTCAAAACTATTTGAACCCACTTATTAAACGACTAAACCAGTGTCCAATTATTTCTGGATGTGAAATAAAATATCCGATTCCCACAATTGAGACAATCCAGCATATGCCTATAATCACACAAACAATTGTTAGAGGTGAAAATTTCTTATCTTTCATCTATTCTTCCTCCAACTTCACAGCAAACGGCCAATAGCGCTCGTCAACTGCTTTGATTTGATTTTCTGTGAGTTGTGACTCTTTTGTTTTACCAACCTTTTGTTTATCAAAAACAGCAATTCTTATTTCACCATTCAATGTTTTTCTTAATCCATAAACATTGTCGCTTGACGAACTTCTAAGATCGGGCAACTCCACATAATAAAGCGGCTCTTTCTTGACTTCGTATCCGTTAGCTAATGCATCAACGAATAAATCTCTATTCGACTTAAACCACAAAGAAAATTCATCATCTGGTATTTCTTGTGAAAAAGAATCTGCGGAACCGATAATATCAACTTTATCAGAACCCATTCCTAAACTTTCTTCAATAAAATCATCAGCAGTTTTAGGTAATATAGCTTTTTTCGGTTCATCTAGTTGTTTTGCTAAGCTAATTGCTTTTTCGACAGCATAGTTAGCACCTTTCAAATAATCAAGGCTATCTGTAGGAACTTCTAAGCATTCTAACTCTTCAATCAATTCTTGTTTATTCATCGCTATTCCTCCACTTCATCAAATCCACAGATTAACGATTCTTCCTTCCAAATTCCACAATCTTCCAGTACAACCTCTCTTTTATCTTCTTCAGGAAATTCAAGAATCAGCCCATTCACTAATACTGTTTTTACTACCAAAAATTGGTTTGTGTATTGCGGAACTCCTTTACCGATATACTTTACTTTGTCTCCTGATTGAATGCTCATACTCATTCCGATTCCTCCTAAATCAAACCGCCGTCAATCAATAATACTTCGCCTTTTTCTTCAAGATTTTCTAACTGATTGAAAGCTTCTTCTGCGCCAGTCTTGTCACCCTCTTCTGTATGACTTTTAGCAAGCATTTTGAACGCTTCGTATTTATCAATTGTTTTGATTTCCTCGAAAAACTCTTTTTCGTCCTCTACGTCGCAAACAATATCCTTGTAAAGTTTTATACATTGTTTTTCATCTTTAGCAGCGATTAATGCAAAATAAGGTTCTTTAATTTCGTAAAATTTCATTTATTTTTCCTCCTGTTCCCAAACCCACTGGCTAAATGACTGTAATACTTGAGCTAATTCATCATCATTTAAATCACCATATGCATAAGCTACTTGCTTATACTTCATTTTTCCACCAGTAGTTGATAAAAATCCCATGATTTCGATAACTTCACGTAATCCGTGTAATTTGCATGATTCTTTCAACCAATCCAGCACGATCTGCTGATTTTCGTTGAGTTCTGTAATACATATTATCGTTTTTAGCTCTCTTAACTCGTCCTCTGCTTCATAAGCCAATTTATCTGATTCCCAATAATTATGCCAAATACTTAATACTTCGTTTTTATCTACTAGTTCTTGTTTACTCATTCTGTTCCCTCCAATAGCAAATACAACGTTCTTTTATTGACAGCTGTTTGTTTTTTTCGCTAGTAATATACTGAAACAACACAACAGCACGTCTTATGACGATTCTTAATGCTTTAAAAAATTTTGGAATCATCTTCTTCACTTACTTTCTAAAATAATGACAGCTGTTCTGGTTCAGTAAATGAACTGCTTGTTTTATTTTCCAGAAGTTCCATTACTTCTTTTAGTATTTCTAATGTGTTTTGCGTTTCTTTTTCTTTTGCTCTATTCAAAGCGTAAAACGGTGTAAACCATACATCTGTTGCAGGTTCATTACTTAGCGCATTTTTTCTTTCAAATATCGCATCTATTCCTAACAAAGAACACTGTACATATGCCATTGAAAGTACATTTCCGTCGATGTCACCACACAACGCTCTCAAACTTCTTTGATAGTTATAGCCTTTTTCTCGCATAATATTAGCTAAAGCAATTAGAGTAACACCGCCACCAATGCAAGGATCATAAAAAACAACTGGCTGTCCATTTTTCAATTGTTCATCCTTTTCGTTAAAATTCATTTCTGCCATTAAACGAGCTACATTGTATGGTGTGAAGAATTGCCCTGCATCTTTATTAGCAATTTCCAAAGCCATATACAATTCGCCTAGTATATCAGTTGAGGTCTCTTCTAAAGCTTCAACTAGCAAAGCGAATAATTCATGGAACTTTTCTTGTTCTTCTTCGGTGTATTTCTCTTGAATAGACTTATACAATTTTTCTCTTTCTTCAAAATGTACTTTGTCAAAAACATTAGAAATACTGCATGCTGACATTTTAGTAAAATCGAAAAACACATCGTACATACTTCTTTTTCCGCAAAGGTCTTTCATGACTTTAACCATTTTCTTTTGGTAACTATTCATCATTTCAAAGGAGTAAAGAATTCTTTATGGTCGACCAAACCTCCACTCCTTTCGTTTACTTCTTCTTTATTTCAGCTAACTTTTTCGCAACACTTTGCCCACTTTTATTGCATAACGGACAAGAAGTTGCTTTTGAATGACCGAATCTATCTTTTTCCCAGATAATCATCTGTCCCTTGCATTTTGGACATGTCATATTTTCTACCTCAATTCTTATTACACACAGGACAAGGAATTTCTTTTGCATGACCGTATTCATCTTCTACTTTAATCAAAGTTTTTCCTTTACACTCCAAACACTTTTCTTCGTGCCAATTGTATGTGCCATTTGCAATAGCAGCGTTTTTTCGTTTTCGATTTTGCTTTTTGATCCGTTTTCCTTTTTTACCCACTATTTTTGTTCCTCCAAACTCATAATTTCAATTTCTGTTCGTGGTCGCATACTGTACAACTTTTGGCAAACCATCACAGCAATTTGACCATCGTTTTTATATAAAATACCTTCGGCAGCATCTGTCACTGCTTTAAAATAGTTGTCCAAATCGGGCTTTTTGTCGCAATATTTCCGCTCTAATTCCACTTCTAAGCGTTTCTGTTTATTGCTTAGAGCTGATTTAGGCGGATGGATGTAAAACGTCACGTGTGCGGAAATTGGCCCTTTTTCAATCAACTTTGCTCTTGATTTACGAAGATAATTTTTTACTTGATTTTTGTATTCTTTCATCGCTCGATCTTCGTAGGTTTGAACATAATTTCCACGTCTTGCGAATCTTGGACGACTTTGTGGCTTAGGTTCAATCGGTAGAATAATTCGCATCTCTTCCACCTCGAACCTTACAAATCGGCTTCTTTGACGAATACTCCGTTTACCATTTTCCCTTGGCGATTTTTGATTTCGCTATATGCTTGATTTAAGCATTCGTATAAATCCATGTTATTTTGCATAGCAAGAATAATTAACGTCACAACCACGTCCCCGATACCATCTCTTAGGTCGTTTTCGTTGTTTCTTGCCAATGCAGCCCCAACTTCTCCGACTTCCTCAATCACTTTTAGCATTTGCTTTTCAGGTTCCGCTTTATCTAAACGCTTTTCTTTCGCCCATTCTTCCACTAATTTAACTAATTCATTCATCTAAAATTCCTCCCCGAAATCTAATTCACGTTTTAGCTTGCTGTGAATTGATTCTAGCTCTTTTTTGTATTCTTTGACTGTTTGTATTGTTTTACCACTAGAAAGCACATAATCGCGTTCTATTGCGACGAGAGCCTTACTTAAATTGCCATAATAACCAATCAAAGCGAGTGATTCTTTTTGTGTACCGTCTTTATCAGTCAAAATGGTTAACTCTCCGTGTTCGTTTCGTCTCGCTTTATTTACGATTACTTGCTTATCATCACTAGTAATTCGATAATCAAGTACTCTCATTTCAATCATGACTTGCCCTCCAAAAATTCTTTTATTTGCCTATCAAGTTCAGCTTGCTTTTCTGGTGATAGTTTTTCCTCTTCTTGTTTTGGTTCATTTACCCAATCTGGTAATTGCTCTTGTCTAACTGGAGGATTCGTATATCTTGCTTGCGTTGTCGTTTCAGACAAGTCGTATTCATCGTTAAAACGTTCATCACGTATCCAGCGGAACAATTCTTGTGGATGATACCAGTCGTTTAATTTGATATACTTAAGATAAGCTTTGTATCCTGTTTTAAACCGTTCGAAGTCTTCATCTGACTTAATTTTCTTTAAGAATTGCTCTTTGGCTTTTTTCTTATTGGTTTTCTTCGGATATGTTTTCCAAACTTTTTCAAATAATTCAGACATGGTTGAACTTTGTTCAACGCTATATATATTCTTTGTATTATTCTTTGTATTATTAATTAATGTATTATTATCTTTGGCGTTTTCGCCTATACCCCTATAGTTATTTTCACCTATACCCTCTAGTTGTTTTCGCCTATATCCCTCGGTAATTTTAACTACACGTCTTTCTATAGATTTTGTACCTGGTTTATATTGATAACTGACATCAATGTATCCCTTTTCTTTTAATCCAGATATAAGTTTAGAAACCCTGTCTTTACTTAGACCGAAAAAATTTGAAAAATACTCATTGCTAGCGAAACATCCATCGTCATTATCAAGACTATCTATTTCAACGATTAGAAATTTTTCAGTCCAACTCAGTTCTTTATCTAGCCAAACATTTTTAGGAATCCAAATACCTTTAAACGCTCTTTCCATTTGTTACCCTCCAATGTTTAATTTCTTTATTGTCTCTTGGTTTAATTTAATTCCTTTAACATGATATTTAGCTTTAAATGCTTTTATTCCTATATCGTGTTTTTCTTTATGATGGCAATGACATAAAGATGCAAATGTATATTCTGTATGGTCAACTTTCCTTCTGCTTCTTCGTCCTAACGCTTTATCAAAATGATCAATCTCTGCGCTAGTTTTTCCACAAATGCAGCAAACACGCTTAGTAATACATTTATAAAAATAATATTCTTGGTTTCCTGGCAAAATATCATAACCTTTTTTAAAGGGAATGCTATTTTCAAAAATATAATCAAGAATTATATTTGCTAAAATTGTTGCATCGTCTACCGTGTTTTTTGATTCCTTTTTTAAGCTCATAGGATAACCTCTAAGCTCTTCAAAGTGTGAATAGAACATATCCTTCAACAAAGAGGTTTTATCCCCTGTTTCTCTGCTAATATCTCCTAACAACGCATATATAAAGTTTCGTTGTGCTGCAGTAAATTGCCTTGGATCGATAAAACGAATTTCAACTTCCCTTGGTCCGTCATATCCGTAGTACATTGTTTTAAGCCGTTCAATGTTAATTACTTCGTTTATGTCCGCAGTTATCCTTTGACCTTTTAAAGATTTAATAACTGCGGAATAAACGTTGTTTAGGTTCATTCAACCACTTCCACTTGAATGCCGTTATTAATAATAAAATTGTTTAACGCAACTAACTTTTGATGCTCTGCTGTTAGTCTTAACGTAACTGTTTTCTCTTGTTGTTTTCTGCTGGTTTTTGGTACTTCTTCTGTGATGATTTCGCCTGTTTCAGTGTCAACTGTTTTATTGTTGATTGTTTCAGTTTTCAAGGCAGCAATAGCATCGTCGTGCTCTTTTTTTGCTTTTTCTCGTTCTTCTTGTTCTTTTTTTAAAGCAAAGGCTGAATCAATTTCCTTTATCAATTCTGATGCTGTACGCCCGCTATCAATCAAACCAACCCAAGAATATGGTTCTAAACCAACCGCTTTAGTATAGTTTTCAATTATTTTTTTATCGTTCTCAATACGTTCTTTTTCATTGGCTAATGTTGTCATCACAGATGCAATTTCTTCAATAATTTTTTTAGTTGGCTCTCCTTTAGCTGTAAAAGAAGTCTTGTTAAGCCATGAATTGGAAATTTCAATTTCCTCCATTGATACATTATAGTTTTCAGACATTTCATCGATTACTGTTTGAATTTTTTCTAATCGCTTCTGACGTTCCGCTTCTTCATATGCTTGAATATTTTTATTGATTTCATCGCTAACATCTTCAATTTGGCTCATATATTTTTTTATTTTTTTCTCAAAATCTTTTAACGGCTTATTATATTGATTTTTAACCGCTTTACGTTGATCATCTAGCAACGTCGCAACTTTGTTTAAGTCTGCTCTTGCTTTTTTTGCTTCTGGAATGTTTTCATCAGTAAAAATCATTGTTGAATAGTGACTAACGGCGCTATCGACCATTTCAGCCAATTGTGTTTCATTTTGAATAGTGATTTCACTAGCTTTAAAATCAACATTAAATTGCAAATCTGTTGTTAATTCGTTTGTCATTATTTTTGCCCCCATGTAATGTTTTCTTCTGGTTGTGGCTGGAATTGTTGTATCCATTTCCTCAAAACTCCAATAGCTTTATTGAACATGCTAGCTGGCATGTTTTCATTGACATCTATATTTAATTCTTTACTTAGTTCATTGCGTACATAATCAAGTTCAGAATTTGATAATTCAGAAAGTTGTCGGATATGATCATTCAACGTAGCTAACTGTTTACCGCTAATCAAATTAACTTTCGGAGTATCGCTGTTCTTTTCAGCTGCCGTTTGGCCATCGTCGTCTTTATCTGCTGCTATTCCAAATGCTGCCGAAAGCGAATAACGTCTTGCATATGTTGTTAAACTTCCTAATCCTTGAGGATTTGTTCCGCTATCAGGAAATTCAAATGGACCATGAATGATATATTGCCCGCTTATATGAGTGATAATTGTTGTAACTTTTAACGCATTATTTTCATTGACAACATTTTGTTGAAAATCAATTCCGCTTTCGGATTCTTGCGCAGCTTTTCTAATCGCTTCTTCAATCGCTTTAAGAGTGGCATACTGGAAATTCATTGCTCCTTTTTTAGTCGAATAGGCAACTTCTGCATCAAATTTCGGTTGAGTTAACTTACTTTTTAATTTATACATACCATCAAAAAGTTTTTCTAAATTTTCACTGCAAGTATTCATTTCGTTCCTCCTCTTTCAACAATGAAAGAACTTTTTCTAATCCTTCAATTAATTCAGATTTTTTGAAATAAGCACATTCATCTAAACTTTCAAATGCAAATCTAACCTCTTCATCTTCGCTATCTTGATACACAGCAACATGATCGTTTTCAATGTCTTTTTCAAAAATTAAAGAACCATATGGCGAAGATTCATCAAGTAAATGAATTCTCCCAATTGAATCAAATTCTACTTTCATGATATAATTCCCCTATCAATATATGTTTTTGCGACTAATTGCTTGGCGGCATAGTCGCTTTTTTCATCATGCAATCCCTCTGCGCTCTTTTTGTTGCGCAATGTATAGTTGACTTTTTTGTTGTTTGTACCATAAATCAGCTAATCTTTTTGCTTGATTTAACTTTTCTTTTCTAGTCATTACAACTCACCTCGTAAAAAATCTTTTAACAATGTATCTAGTTTTTCCTCATTGTTTTGTTTAGTTGAAGATGATTCTGCACCAATAAATGATTCTTTTATTTGTTTACATTGCGGACAATCACAATCATGAGCAAGTGCTTTTTCTTTAAGTGTTTCAAATAATTCACTAAATGCAATTGCTTGTTCAGGCAAAGAACCTGCAAGTAAAACACTGGATAGGTACATTCTTTCTGGATCAACAGTTGCTAAAACAAGCGCAACTTCTCCTTTCTGGCATTCTTTTACAAGTTCCATTAATAAATTTTGAATTTTATCGTTCATTTTGGTATACTCTCCTTAGTTCATTTTGTATGTGTCCTCACTCGTCAAAAACACGAGTGAGGCTTTTTTTATTTACGCAATAATTGTTACTGAACCTTTTTCAACATACTCATTTAAAGATTGAGTTAAATATTCATGAATACGTTCCATAGCTACATGTTTCCAAATCCCACCATCTGCTTCGAACAATGCGCAATGACCATATTTATTGATTCTAAAAACAAATGGGCTATCTGGCTGTTCAACTTCTAAAAATGTTCGATAAGGTCTTAAATTTGCTGGACTAGGTACTTCTGCTTTTGTAAGCGTTGCTGCTCCTTCTTTTACTGTAGCAACTTGAGAAACTCCGTTATCAACTAAATCTCCCCCACCTTCAATTCGAATAGCGCTGGCACATTCCAGAATAGCTTTTGCATCAAGATCACGTTGAATAAGAGATTGAACATTAATAATAAATTCTTCTGAATCCATAAAGCGACTATATGGAAACACTTCTAATAACGCTTTTGCTTCAATAATTTTTTCACGCTTACGGTCTGCATCTAAAGCTGAATAAACAGCAACGTTTGTTGGGCTTTCAACATGAATTAATAATTTTGACGTAACTTCTTCATGGGAAAATTTTGATTGTAGATAACCAATTAATCCAGATAAAGAATTAACTGTGAGTGTTTCTGCTCGTTTAATTGGATCGAGTTCAACTAAATCCGCTTTTGAACGATCAAAAAATACTTTTTCCTCTTCTTTATAAATAATTTTTTGGTCATCACGTAATCTTACTGCATACGCTAAAGCTTCTTTTAAATGTTCTGACATAATATTTCACTCCTAGTTTGTTTTAAATTTTTTTATTTTATCTGTTTCTTCAATTTCTTCTACTGGTGTGCCTTTATCATCTTTCAATTCAGAATCATCTGGATCGAAATACATCTGGCCTCGTTGTCCACTTTTCAATTCATTTGCTAACGGTTTTCCTTTACCATCTTGACCAATAATAATTTTTGAAGTTAATGCTTCTCTTGGAACTAATTTAGATTTCACTTGATAATCAATCAAAATATCTTCACGATATTCGTCTGGAATAATCGTTAAATCAATTGTTATCTTTCTCTTTTTTGTAGGATCTGTATTAGGATCATTTATATTGTTAATGACTTGAGCAAGCTCATAATCAAATCGTTCTTGTAATCCTCCCTCACTAATCCCACTTAAAGGAACATTAATATTTTTTGACATTTTATTGCCTTCCTTTCTGTGATATAATTTATTTAGATTCTATTTACTTTATTTTCCCTGCTTTAGCTCTAACTAAAGTGGGGCTTTTTTTGTCTTTTTTTGAAAATGCTGATACTCCGCTTCGTCCCAGTTGAAAAACCAACGGATAAAAAGAGGTACACTTATTGTTGCCAACACTGGAACTGAAAAGTGGCTTTTCAATAACACACCTAGCACAATCATCAATAAAAATGCGCCTATCAATCGTGTTTCTCGAATTGCTTTCATGTTGTTAACCTCCTATATTTTGATATAATTCAATTGAAAGTGGGGTGCAAAAATGTTTTTTGTGATTAAACGAGCTTCTGATAAAAAATACTATTTTTTGATTAAAACTGAAGAAAATGAAATAATCGCATCAAGCAAAACTTACTACTACAAATCTTCTGTTTTAGAAATCATTGAATCCATTAAGAATGATATGAATCCAAAAGCAATCATTGTTGATACTACTTTTAACTGAGGATAAGTTAGGCTTATCCTTTTATTTACTGATCTAACTCACTTCTTTAAACATATCTCCGTTTCCATTAGCCATATCAATTCTTGCTTGTAATTCCAAGTCAGGCTTCCATTTAGGAATTAGAGTTAATGCTTCTTCATATCGAACTTTTGGAATATCTACATAAGAGGCTACATCGAATAATGCTTTCAATTGTTTATAGCAATTACTAAAGGCTGATTGCTTAATACTTGAATCCTGATAAGCCAATGTTTTTTTGCCACCTAATACTTTGATAACGGTTGATGAAACTAGCCCTTGTATCTTTCGTTGTTGGCTTCTATTAATTGTAGTTTCTGTTTCTAGCTTATCTAAACGTTGATTTACAAGAGTCAATCCACGTTCATGTTTTAACGCAGCTTCTAATAACAATTCTGTGTTATTAATCGGTAAGTTTGATTGAGTTTTGAGCAGTTCCTCCATTTGGTTAAAAGCTTCAATATATTTCAGTTTAAACTTAAGAGCTTTTTGACCAGTGAATCCCATTGCTAGTAACGTGAATCCATCACGGTTCATAATGATTTGTCTATATTTTTGTTTGTTTTGTGGATGAATATAGCTATCTTCGTAAAATAGGTCTGCGTAATTTTCCGCAACCCCCTCTTTTAAATCATCAATCGCTGCTAAAACATCACGATGATTTTTATTAAACGTTTCTGCGACTTGTAAACTAGTTGTTACTGCTTGTTGGTTTTTCGTAATTACTAGATTTTCCATCTTCTTTTCCTCCTTTAAATTTCAAAAGTTTCTTTTAGAAATCTTTGTAATTCAGATCGTTCAATCCGAATATCCTGATTACTCCATTGTTGAATTTTTAAACCTTTTGAAATCCAATTATTCAATTTTTCATCGCCAATCTCTAAAATCTTTCTTACTTGCGATTTGTTAGGATATGGTGGTAATTCAATGGTTTTAGACAATAAATTCAAACGATTTTCAATTTCTTTTAATACTATGAAAGTAATGTTATTTGCTAATTCGTTTTGAACCATTTCATCAGGAATGTTTAACTGCATAAATTACACCTCCTATTTTTCATCTTCTAGTAGATATTCCATTGATACTTTGAAATATTTTGCTACTTTTTTTAGACTCTCAGATGATGGAGTCTGATTAGCAGTTTTTCCCCACTTACTTATTGCCCCATTAGACAAACCTGCATCTCTTTCAACCCTATAGATTGAAACACCTTTAGCAATTGCCAACTTTTTAATTTTTTCGTATACCATAATTTATCTCCTTCCTATAGATTTTCAACTAAAACCGTTGACAAATAATAGATAGTTAGCTATTATAAGTGCATAGCAAATAAACTAAATACTAAATAAATATTTTAGCCTATTTGACACCTATAACTGCTATCTTTTTGTACCCTCTCATAAGTACACATTCAGTATAATAGCCGTTTATCTATTTGTCAATAGCTAAATATCTATTTTTGTATTTTTTTGGAGGAATCTAAAATGAATACCAAAGATAGAATAAAGCAATTAGCAGCACAAAGAAAAATCACTATTGCTGAATTAGAACGTAAACTTCATATTGCAAATGGAACAATAGGAAAATGGGATAAACAAAATCCTTCTATAGAGCCATTAAAAAAATTAGCCGATTATTTCGGTGTAACTACTGATTACTTACTAGGTCGCACTGATACACTTGAATTCAATAAAAAAGATGAAAAAGATGTACAACTGATATTAGAAGATTTAATAAATGGACTTAGCAATGAAAATTCTTTAGCATTTCTGAAAAACGGTGGAGTTGAAATCGATGAAGAAGATGCTGAATTATTACGTGATTCTTTAGAAAGAACCGTACGTCGCTCCAAAATTCTTGCCAAAGAGAAATTCACTCCTAAAAAATACCGTAGCAACAAAGCCGAGTGAGGTGTGACATTGTGTTTAGAAATGATATTAGAAAAATGGTAAATAAATATGTGAAAAAATTCAATACAAAAAATCCTTATGAGTTAGCAAACTATTTAGGAATCCATATAGATTATGATGATCTTGGTAAGGAATTTATGGGGTATCGTTCACATATTTTACGAATTCCTATTATTATTTTAAATTGCAATAACACAGACCAAGAAAATTTTGAAACTTGTTGCCATGAACTAGGACATCATTGTTGTGGGCATGACACTAATACGCAAACCTTAACTAGACAAGGAAGAAATTTCACTATCTATGGTGTCGAATATGAGGCAAACGTTTTTATGGTTGAGTTGTTGCTGCATGGAATTAATCTAGCAGAATACCCTACACGAGAATGTTTATTAAAAAGTTGTGGTGTTCCTGAATGGGCTGAACGCTATGTTGATTGGGATTATTTGAAAGAAACAGCAGACTATAATAGCTACTATAGTTATTACTAGTACATGAATAATTTTATTATTAAATAAGGAGTTTTAGTTTTATGAAAAAAAGAAATATTATTTTCTCAATGCTACTATCTTGTTTAGTATTAGCGGCATGTGATTCCTCAAACGAATATGAGACTGACAGACAAAGCTCGTCAATTGAGAATAATCAAGAAACCTCGTCATCAGTTATTTTGGAAGAAACATATCAGACTAACTCAATATATGATAACCAAGAAAAAGAAGTATCTTCTATTACTGAAAAACAGGAACAAACTCTCATATCTTATACCCAACTTGATTGTGAAGATAGAGGATACACTCTAAAATATCGAGGAAAAGATACATGGAATGTCGCTTTAAATTATATTAATAATAAAAATAGATGGATAGTAACCTGTAATGATGTCAATTACGGCAGAATAAAAGCTATTTACGAATGGGATGGTGAGGAAAATTCTGGAGCAACCCTTATTTATTTATTAGTTTCAGGAAATGAATTAGTAAATAATTTAAATAATTAATCAAGATTAGCCTTCTGGCTTTTCTTTTAAAATACAAAAGAACGTATGTTCGAAAGGAGAATTTTATGGCAATGATAAAACAATATAAAAAAAAGAATGGTGAAAAAGCATGGTACTTCAAAACATATCTTGGTACCGATCCGCTAACTGGAAAAAAGAAGTATACAACTAAGAGAGGATTTCGCACTCAAAAAGAGGCTAAAATTGCATTAGCAAGGTTAGAAATGGAAATTCAAAAAAATGGCATTCCCTCTTCCACTAATATAACATTCCAAGAAGTAGCATTTATGTGGCTAGAAAATTATAAAAATACCGTAAAAGAAAGTAGCTACTCTCGAACAGAAATAATCTTCAGAAAACACATACTACCTTCATTTGGAAAAATTGAAATATCAAAAATTTCAACTGCTTATTGTCAGAAAATCGTGAATACATGGCATTCAAAAGGTAGTTCAAAACAATATCCCCTTTTTATAAATTATATGAATCAAGTCTTCAAATTCGCTATTAACATAGGGGTTACCAATCAAAACCCAGTGATTAATGTAATAGTTCCTAAAAATCAAGATATTATTACATCAGAAAAGAAAATTAAATTCTATACAAAAGATCAACTTCAAATATTTTTAAAAAGTATTGAACAAAGTGAAAGTACCTACATTACAATAAGAGATTATACATTATTCAGATTATTAGCTTTTAGTGGATGTAGGATAGGGGAGTTGTTAGCTCTTACTTGGGACGATTTAAACATTAAAACTGGTGAACTACAAATCAACAAAACAATTGCTAAATCTGACCATTATTATGTATCAAATACTCCAAAAACAAAAAAATCAAACAGAACACTAATATTAGATGCAAAAACAATAACTATCTTAAAAAAATGGAAATTAGAGCAAAAAAAATATCTTCTTAAACTTGGTTATACACAACCCTCACGTATTTTCACCAATGAAGAAAATGAATTTACAATAAATCAAGCTATTACAGATAGATACAATATTTATCGTAAAAAGGCTAACTTACCAAACATTGGGCTTCACGGATTTAGACACACGCATGCATCTTTATTATACTATGCTGGTGCAGATCATAAAGAAGTTCAGGAACGATTAGGACATGCAAACATAAAAACAACTTTAGATACTTATACACATCTAACAAATGATGGAAAAGAAAAAACTACCGAAAAACTATCAAAATACATCGGCTTTTAA